AGATCTCGCAGAAGCGTCCGTTTCAGGGCTACACTCTTCCCAGCAGCGTCTGAGAGCGCCTGACGCCGGATACCCATTACGCTGTATCCGGTCAGCTTTCCGCTAACAATCTGTTCCCAGGTGTTGTTATCCTGAATCTTGGCCGCAAGAATCCATGTTCCTTCAGGGAGCACAACTTGGGCCCCGTTTATAGAAACAGTGCGGTTCATCGGCTGGATATAGGATTCCACTGGAACAGCGATGTTGTTCAAGGAATGCTGAAGATCTATGTTGCGATATCCGGCAAGCCATTCGTGTGCGGCCCGTTCCACGCGCTCTGGTGAAAGTACCTCTCCGTCACTGTCCGGTTCGCCCGGAACGAGCACGGCAGCATAGGCTATGCGCTTTGCATCGTTCTTATAAACGATCGGTCCAGTAATCTCGCACTCTTCCACCATACTTACACCATTACGTGACCACAGTAAGGTCAACAGACTTCCAGTTGTGCACCTTCATCGTCCATGTTTCAGGATTCGGGTGTTTAGAACCATTAATTAACATTTATACGAAACCTCTACCGTTTCTTTTGATTAAGGTAGTCTTATTCCATACTACTATATATAATCTATGCTGGAAGAAAAAAGAGGAAATTTTCAAGATACTGGTATAAGGTCTTCCTCATAAAAGAATCCTTGTGGTGGAGCCGTAAATCCTTCAGGCATGAGAAACGGCACAAGCCTGCACCGACAGTTGATCCATTCTTCAATCGGGCCGCTCATATCACCTGGATAGAGCAACCCGTTGCTAAACGGCTCCCCTACCCGCACAATTTGTCCATGCATGTAGGTGTGGTCAGCATCGCTCGTAGTGCCGTCTCTTACCCGATCGTCGTCAGCAGACCACCACATATGATAATTGATGTGTAATTCACGCTCTGTTTCATATGCACCCTGGTTCTGTCCAGAATTGATTTCCGTCCTCGCTATGCGCACCAATTCGTAATCGCGCATAGATACGAACTTGTCTTTGAGCAGGTTCGCCGCCTTATCGATACCATGGCCTTCCCGATAGGATTGGGCGAGAACCTCCATGACGTCACCCCGCATGCGGGTTAGGGTCTGCGCAGACGCCTCGAAAGCCCGGTTCTTGATCAGGTTGTAGGTTTGGTCTGGCAGCGGAACTTTGTCCCGTAGAATTGTGTATAAACCGGCCTCCTGTAAAGTCCTGCTCCGACCTTGCTGCGCCTGACGTATAGTCTCTTTTGCGATTTCTTCAATAATTTTTGGGCCGTACTGGTCAAAAGCGCTCGTTATTCCTCGTACCACACTCGCGTCTCCCGGCACCTGCCCTGTGCGCTTCAGTTCAGTCAGCGTTGCCGTAATTATCTTGTTAAAAAGAGTATTAGTGCGTCTGTTCAGCCTTATTTCAGCAGGAAGAGCCCGCTTGCACGCCTGAAGGTAGCGCAGAGTCGCGTGCGTCTCCTGTGCCATCTCCACGATCATCATTTCAGGTTCTTCTCCGCTATTTCAATCAACCGCTGGTTTAACGACAAGAGCGCCTGCTCAGTCTCACTCTGGTACTTTTGGAACACTTCTTCTGCTTCATCCAACAACCCTTCTTCACCTGAGAGAATTGGCTCTTCTTCGATATCGATGGCCCTACCGCCAACGTAATGCGCATTCATGGCCGGATGATCAACTTCCTCCAGCCCGAACCGGTCTTTGAAGTACCGGATAATCTGGTTCGGCGTAATTGCCCCTTTCTCGAACAAACTCGTGATGATCTCTAGATCGGCTTTCTCGTCGGTAGTATCAATCTCTGCGAGTTTGAACTCCCAATCGTCTGCCTTAAACGCGCCCCAGACAATATAGCGGTTTATAACCGCTTCCAGCATCTCCTGCCTCGGTTCGATCACCGACATCTTGTAGATTTTGGTGCTCTCTACAGCCGTGGATCCGCCTAACGAGCCCGTTTCGTTCACACCTATGCGATACGGCGGCACACCGTGAGCCGACAGAATTTCGTCCCGGTTATCGTTCCTGTATAACCGGAAAGAAGCCTCCTTTACTTCAGTAGAGAGCGCTTTGAACTCTATTTTGACTTCCTCCTCACGGCCTTCTGTCGGTATTGAAAGAATCAGTGTCGAGTGCGGATTCTTCGCTAGCTCAGCGAAATGCTCCTCGATCATCTTTTCCATCTCAGTACGTCCTTCTTCATCAATCTCGCCCGGATCAAAGTTGCCCGATACGAAAATTGCGTACGCAGGCACGCCGTAATTGTCAAAGAAGGCGATATTATAGTCTCTTCGGGCAATATCGCCCCAAATCGCCCCAAGCGCCGGAATGATGTCGGGCAAGCCGTAGTAATCGCTCCTTGGGGTGTAATTTACGAACCAAATGATCTCTGACGCCCGATCTTCCGCCTGAAGAGATTTTAGTGGCGAAATCACCCCGGTGTCTTTATGCACGTCGTACGGATATTCAACCCGCTTGAACCACCGCTTCTTGCCATTGCGGATCTGTACGAACCGTTTCGAGTCAGTATGGACCCGTAAGGTGTGAACCGGCACATGCGCTAGCAGAACCGGCTTGCCTTCCGGGTCATCATTTTCCCGCACCATTTCAAGCGCAGCATACCCCACGGCTTCGTAATCAAGCATTAATTTATCCAGGATTTGGCTGCAGGTCTCTGGTAATTCCGAAAAGAAAGAATCTAACTCTTTATAAACAGGGCTATCGGTAGAACTCTTCTTGCCGCCCAATGGCTTAATGCTCCACCCGAGACCAGCAGTGTCACGCGCTTTGGTCTTACAACACCGATAGTGGTACGTATTGATCTCTATTAGCTTAGCTAACGCTTCTGGATTGTACAATGGCTGAACGAGCCCCATCTCACCATACTTTTCGATAAACCGATCCGGAGGAAGTTGCTTAGACTCCTCTTTCACGGCATACTGGTCAAGGATGTCATATCTGACCGCCTTGCCAGCAGATGTCACAACTGCAAATGGTTTGCCTGTCATTTCAACGCCTCCTACCGCTACGCACCCGGACTCGTGCCGGTGGATTCTTTACCCGAGCAAAGGCCAACATTAAGGAATCCGCGAGATCCGGACTCTCTACGCCACGTTTCCGCATATCTTCTTTGCTTTCCACCTGAATGCGGCCCTGCGAGTTTAATTTGTACTTGATATTCGACAACTGGGATATAAGGTCATCGTCGTCCTCGATGTCAATCGTACCTTCTTCAAACCGTGATCGAAGTTCCCACCACCATTCCGCCCGAGCATTGACGAACCTGGTGTCGTCGCGGGCTTTTGCACCAGAATGCATGGCACATACCGGGAAATGCTGTTCTTTCAGCCGATCGTACACGCCTGCCCCGATTCCATCCGCGTCTATCTTGGCTACTTCGGCCTTATAATCTTGAATCAAGCGTGCTACTTGGCCTGCTGTCTGCATTGTGTCCATATGCCGAAACCGCTTGACAATTTCAGCCCGATTCCCTGTACGCAGCGTCACAACCGTCTCATTCGTACCAAAACGAGCCACATCAACCCCCAATTCAACCGGTAACGGATCGTCATCCCGCAAATTGCGCCGAACGGCTGCATCGATCCAGTCCAGGGGAATAAGCGTGTCAGGTTCCTGTGAAGGAAACTTAGCCAGAACACGGCTCTGATAAAACGGTGAATTGATCCCCTTCTTAGCCATACGCTCCACCCAATGCGGCGTTACCAGATATGGGTGTGGTAAGGGACCGGTCACCTTCTGCCGCCATTCACCTGATAGGATATCACTCTCTGTGATCCCGAAATGCGTAAAGTTCGGTGTATCATAGGCCGATATCTTAAACTTGGCTACACCTGGCGTTTTGAATGCCCTCCCGAACCGGCCCTCTGCGTTCGTCGGGTTCCCAATCATGAGCAATCTGGCGTGTTCCGACGAAAGCACGCTGTCTATGCCCTCGTAAATCTCTTCAGAGATACCAGCGGCCTCGTCTGCAACCACCAGCACGTGTTGTTCGTGGAACCCTTGGAAACGGTTGGGATCGTAACTTGGAGCCGTGAAACCCCACGCCCACCAGTTATCGTCTAATTTCAATTCCTGAGAGAGTAACCGGCCTCCAAGCGGCTTCAGAGCACTTGAATGGGACATTCTAATCTCTTTCCACAGAATCCCGCGCACTTGCCGGTCTGTTGGAGCCGTCGTGATGACAATTGAGGGTTTATGGGTGTACAAGAACCAAAGCGCCGTGTTCGCACCGATAAAACTCTTTCCCGCACCGTGACAGGATGCTACAGCAGTCTCTGGATTATCCCGCACAGATTCCATGATCGCCACTTGCATTTCCCACGGATTCTTACCGAGCACAGTGCGAATCCACCACGCCGGATCGTTCCGGGACTTGAGTAATATCGCCTCAATTGCGCGTTTAGACATCATTCTAACTTGTTCACCAGATCGAGCCACGTTTCGAGCGAATCCGCAACCCTGCTAGCTGCGTCTTCCCCGAGCAGTTCCATCCTCGTCTTCATCGATGTGTTCAAATTGCTGTTCAAGGTTTTCAGGAGCTGAATTGACTCCCGTTCCGGAGTACGCCCGTGACAAAGTTGTTCTGACAAAC